CGACTCGCAACGTTCTTGAACAAATGACTTTGCAGGGCGCTATCACGCCATTGCAGCGTGACGAACTGTTCGCGCTGTCGAAGCGAGAGCGGTATCCGTCGTGGGCGGAGGCAAATGATACGGTGGTCAACGCCCGGACGGTTGGTCTGGCACGTGGAGGTTTGGCATAAATGGCAGTAGCAAAGTGGGCGACTCCAAGCGCTCGTTCGAGCAACATCCTTTCGACCGTTGCGAACAGCCTTGCGACCGGTTCTGAAAGCAGCACGGTCACATATGACAACAGCACGAACAAAAACCTGTACGGCCTGATCACGATCAAGCTGGGAAGCATCGACCCGTCTGCTGGTGGCTCAATCACCCTGCGCGTGCAATTGTCTGATGGAACGGACACGGCACAAGAAAAGTTTGGCGGAGATCTCTACACCACGCTGGTAAACGATGCGAGCAACGCAAAGACTGTAATGATCAACATGGTGCGGCTGTACCCTTTCTCTATGCGTTTCTCGATCATTAACAATACTGGCGTTACTTTCGCAGCCAGCGGCAACGAACTATACGTCACGCCTTGGAACGAGGACGTCAGCTAAATGCCAAGAGGCGTCAACACACAAGACGAGGGCCGTATTCAAGGCCGTAACGTCGTGAACGCCAACAGCTCAAACATTGTCGCGCCGGGCGTTGTGACGGATGGGCTTGTGCTGCATTTGGATGCCGGGAACTACAATTCGTATCCGATTGCGGGCACGACTTGGTATGACCTAAGCGGGTACAGAAACAACGGGACTCTTGTTGCCGGGGCTGTTTACAGTAGAGATGGCGGCGGATCTATTGTTTTTGATGGTACAAGTGACGCAGTTACTAGCGTAACTACAATTCCCCCAGCTGGCAATGTTTCAGTTTTTTGTTGGGTATATGCGACCACTTTGAATCCTGAGTGGAATATTATTGTAACAAAATGGTTTGATCCAGACGGATTTGATTTTCATTTTGCCTTAAAAAGCGCCGCTGGAAACGGTACAAATATAAAACAAAATCTTTATACAACATCAAATTTTGATATCTACGGGACAACGACATTTTCCGCCAACACCTGGTATTATGTTGGATTTACTTTAGTGAATGGAGGAACTTTAACATTTTATAAAAATGCAGTTGAAGATGGAACAAGCAGCCCTGTTTCTAGAACCGCTCAAAATAGCACTTTAATTATTAACGATAATAGGCCCCAAGGACTTGGTTTTGTGGGTAGAATACCGCAAGTATCAATTTACAACCGCGTCCTGACTCCATCCGAAGTAGCCCAAAACTTCAACGCCCTCCGCGCAAGGTTCAACATCTAAATGGCCTTGCGGGTCAGACAGCCTAGGATAGCTTCTTTAGGTGGAGGGGCAGACGCTCTTACAGCTAACGATCTTCAGAGTCTTTCACAGCTCTCAACCCCTGCTCTAGGTCAAAAGCATGCTTTGTTGGCTAACGACCTTCAAAGCACATCCAGTGTTCAGACTGTCGCTTTAGGCCAAAAGCATGTTCTTCTTGCTAATGATCTTGAAAGTACATCTAGTGTCCAAACTGTTGCTCTTGGTCAAAAACACGTCCTTCTAGCCAATGACCTTGAAAGCACTTCTAGTGTCCAGACTGTTGCTCTAGGTCAGAAGCACAATCTGCTGGCTAATGACCTTCAAAGTACCTCTAGTGTCCAGACCGTTGCTCTGGGCCAAAAACATGTTTTGTTGGCTAATGACCTTGAAAGTCTTTCTCAACTCTCTCAGCCAGCATTAACTTCTAGTGGCGGTCTGTTAGCCAACGACCTAGAAAGCACTTCAAGTGTCCAAACGGCTGCTCTAGGTCAGAAGCACAATCTGCTGGCTAACGACCTTGAAAGCACGTCTAGTGTTCAAACAATCATTCTTAGTCAAAAGCATGTATTGCTTGCTAATGATCTTCAGAATCTCTCTCAGATATCTTCACCGGCTATCGGTGGTGGTGCTGGTTTTGCTTTGTTGGCAAATGATCTTGAAAGCGCAACTCAACTCTCAATCCCTGTCCTTAGGCAAAAGAGACAGGTTAATTATGCTACAAGCGTAACAATCGCCTCGCTTAATGGTGTAACTTTTTATCACAATGGCGGCAAATGGTACGGGTACTAATATAAAAAATGCTAACTCAACGTGAACTTCAAAACTTGGTAGATCAAATCAATAGTAAGTTTGATCAGCTTTATACAGACCTTAAAAACCTTAGGGAAGAACTTGAATCCCTAAAATCCAGGAAACCAACAAATGCCAATCAAAAAGGTTAAAGGGGGTTACAAATGGGGTAAAAGCGGTAAAGTTTACCCCAATCGTAAGGGAGCAGAGAAACAAGCACAAGCAGCATATGCTTCAGGGTATAAAAAAACTAAGAAAACTTGAAGCTATAATAATAATATGGTAAAATATGGATAAAGAAACTGAATATTACTATAATAACTATTTTGATCTCTTTAGATCACAAGGTTGGAAACAACTGATTAGTGAATTTTCAGAAAACTCAGAAGCCATTAATTCAGTAGAGAACACCAAAGATTTACAAGATTTGTTTTTTAGGAAAGGTCAATTGGACATTATCAGTTCAATCCTTACCTTAGAAACTTACATCCAAAGAGGCTTTGAAGATGCCACAACTAAGGATGTATGACTTTAGTTGCTTTAATGATCACACCTTTGAGGCCCTAGTGGATAACCCACAAGAAGCTTTAGTGTGTCCAAAGTGTAATCTTAAAGCAACCAGAGTAATCAGCCCCATTCGTTCCATCCTTGATCCACTTAGTTTTCCCACAAGTGAATCAAAGTGGATTAGGGAACACGAAAGAGCGGGCTTAAAAGGAAGATCCGACTAGTTGCTCGGCAAATCTTTCTTAAACAACCTCCATAATGTGAAATAACCACGGAGCAAAAGACTAATGGGTAGAGCAATCCTACTTGACGAACTTGAGGAGAGTTTGAACGCAGACGAAATTCAGGATCCTACACAGGACACCCCTGATATTCAAGATTTTCAAGAGCAACAACCAGTAGAACAAGAGTTTGAAGAAGAACTCCCTGATCGCTATCGGGGCAAGAGTGTTAAAGATCTTGTTCGCATGCACCAGGAAGCTGAAAAGCTGATTGGAAAGCATGGTTCTGAAGTTGGTGAACTTCGGAAAATTGTTGATCAATATATTCAGACACAACTCCAAGCGAACAACAAAAATGAGCCTGAAGAACAACTTGAAGAAGTTGATTTCTTCGTTGACCCTAAGACTGCTGTAAAGCAGGAGATCGAGAACCACCCAAGCATCAAGCAGGCTAAACAGTACACTGAAGAAGCTCGAAAGGCTGCTGCTTTGTCTGTTGTTAAGAATAAGCATCCCGAAATGGAAGATATTCTTAAAGATCCTAACTTTGCTGCTTGGATTCAATCAAGCAAGATCAGAACGCAACTGTTTGTAATGGCCGATCAACGGTACGATGCAGACGCTGCTGATGAGTTGTTTAGTTTGTGGAAAGATCGCCAGCAGACTGTCCAAAACACAGCTACGGTGGAAAAGGCAGCACGACGTGATGCTTTGAAGTCCGCCAGCACTGGAACTGTTAGGGGCAGTGCAGAACAAAGGGCCAAGAAAAAGTTTCGTAGGGCTGACATCATTAATCTAATGAAAACCGACCCCGCACGCTATGAAGCTTTGCAACCTGAAATTATGCAAGCCTACGCTGAAGGGAGGGTTATTTAACTTTAACTTTATAAAGGTAATTTAAGAAAATGGCTGGTGAAACTGGTGGTAATTATTTTACACAGAATGCTGTAGTAGACAAAACAGCAGCAGATAAATTTATTCCAGAGATTTGGAGTGATGAGATCATCGCTTCTTATCAAAAGAATCTGAAGCTGTCCCCCTTGGTCAAGAAGATGACCATGAAGGGCAAGAAGGGCGATCTGATCCACGTACCGAAGCCGATTCGTGGTTCTGCTAATGCAAAAGTTGAAGCAACGGCTGTTTATATTCAAGCCAATCTTGAGTCTGAACTGACCATCAACATCAATCGTCACTTTGAGTATTCGCGTCTGATTGAGGATATCGTAGACGTTCAAGCACTGTCGAGCCTGCGTCGCTTCTATACGGAAGACGCTGGTTACCAACTGGCGCTTAAAGTTGACACTGACCTGTTCAGTGCTTCGACTGGCTTTGGTAACGGTACTCTGACGCTGAGCCCGACGACTGATGGCGCTAGCTGGGCAAGCAACAACGCAGTGTACTACATTGATGCTTCCACGGGCTTGACTGCCTATGCAGTAGACACCGTGATCGACACTGATGTGTTTACTGACGCAGGCTTCCGTGCGCTGATCAAGAAGATGGATGACAATGACGTGCCGATGGATGGCCGTGCATTTGTTGTTCCGCCTGCACTGCGTTCGGCAATCATGGGCATTGACCGTTACGTGTCCTCGGACTTCCGTGACGCACGTACCGTACAATCGGGCCTGATTGGTTCGGTTTATGGTATTGATGTTTATGTGTCCTCGAACTGCCCCACGATTGAAACGGCAGCATCCAACACGGCTGTTGGTAACAGCGTTGCAATCCGTGGTGCCCTTCTGTTCCATAAGGAAGCCCTTGTCCTGGCAGAGCAGATGGCTGTTCGTTCGCAGACTCAGTACAAGCAAGAGTACCTTGCTACGCTGTTTACTGCAGACACGCTCTATGGTGTTCAGGCTTTCCGGCCTGAAGCAGGCTTCGTTTTGGCTGTAAACGACCTGTAATAGCTATTGAAAGGGGCAAGGTGAAACTTTCTTCCAAAAAAGAAAGCGTAGCCTTGCCTTTTTCTTATATATAAACCCATAGGGTGTCCTGACAGTGACTGAAGATCGACTCTCAAGGATTGAAAATAAACTAGATAAGCTCACTGAAGCAATCTTGACCATTGCTCGTGTAGAAGAAAAAGTTCTTGCTTCTAATGAACGAATTGAAAAGATTGAAGATAGACTTGAGAAGCAAGAAGAAGCCCTTGGTGGGTTGATTTCTAGGGTTGCTGTAAATTCTAAGCAAGTCTCTATGTTTGAAAGAGCACTTTGGTTCTCTTTAGCAACCATTGTAAGTTTTGTCACATACTACGTAAAAGCAGCAGGCTAAAATGAGTAACTATACTAAGACCACTAACTTTGGTGCCAAAGATACCCTTCCTTCAGGCGACTCTCAAAAGATTATTCGTGGTACCGAGTTCGACACTGAATTTAATAATGTTGCCACTGCAATCGCTACCAAGCTGGAAGTTGATGGTAGTAACAACCTTGCAATCTCTGGAACATTTTCTTCAACCAAACTAATCCCTACTGGCGGCACTGCAACCGGAAACGGCATGTACCTGCCTGCTGCTAATGCAGTGGCTATTAGCACTAATGGTACTGAAAGGCTTCGTATTGATTCTTCAGGTGTTGCTTCTTTTGCTTCTAACCCTATTCTTAATGGAGGCACTGCTAACGGCCTTGTGTATCTTGATGGTAGCAAGGTGGCCACAAGTGGTAGTGCTGTTACCTTTGA